CCAACAGCCATAGACTCTAATAAATCTTGCAAGTCGTTAGATTGTTTTGCGATAGCAATTAATTCTTGAACAATTTGCCAGCGAGCTTCAAACTCTTCTGCATCTTTTGTTTTTTTAATATATTCACGATAATTAACAGCTTCTGCGATATAATCAATTAACATAGCTGGGTTCATAAAAGCACTATTAATTTCAATTTGTTCCATAATAGCAATGAAATTACGCATACCAATTTTTTGTTTCGCAGTTAATCCTTCGCAAGACATTAATACTTTTTTCATAGTAGTAACATTTTTAACTTCATCTGTGCGATTTAAAAAATGGAACGTCAAAGTTTCAATTGCTTTTTCGCCAAAGCCTCGTTTAGGAACTTGAAGTGCACGACAAATAGCTGTGAAATCTTTTGGATTATTGAATACTTGAAGATACGATAATAAATCTTTTACTTCTGCACGATTATAAAAAGGTAATTCATTTACAATATGATAGTTAACTCCATTAGCCAAAAAAGAATCCTCTACTGTACGGCCTAAATAAGACATGCGATATAATACAGCAATATCTTCTTCTCTATAACCTTGCTTAATACAAGATTTAACAATTTGCGTAATACGAGTCGCTTCTTTTTTATGAGTATCTAACTCAAAACTAACTACAGAAGCACCAACTTCACCTTTAGAATATGCTACTTTATCAAATAACTTAGTATTATTTTCAATTACAGAATTAGAAGCATTAACAATAGTTTGTGTAGAACGGTAGTTTTGTTCTAATTTATATACAGTAACATTATGTTCTTTAACAAATTGTCCCCATGCTGAAATATCAGCTCCACGGAATGCATAAATTGATTGGTCATTATCGCCAACCATACAAAGATGAAATTTTTTACCAGCTAATAATTTGATAAAACGTATATCCTGAGTACTGCTGTCTTGAAATTCATCAGCCATGATATATTGATATTGACTATTAACTTCGCATAATACATCTTCAAAATTTTCTAAAATACGAATAGTAAAATAAATTAAATCGTCGAAATTAAAAGCATTTTGTGCTTTTAAAATTTGTTGAAATTCCTTATAAATATATGCATATTCAATATTATCTACTTCAGAAGCAATAGCATCATCAGGAGATAACATATTTAATTTACAATCAGAAATGTAGCTTAATACAAAACCAGGGTCATAATCTAATTCATTTCTTTTTAAAATACCCATAATAATTTCGAAACATTGTTCTGGGTCATAAATAGAAAATGGGTTAGAAAAACCAATTAGATGACAATATTTTCTTAATAATTTTACACAAAAAGCATGGTAAGTGCATACTGTTAAATTTTCAGCTTGTTCGCCTACTGTTTTAATAATACGTTCTTTCATTTCCTCAGCCGCTTTTTTAGTAAAAGTAAACATTAAAATGTTTTCTGGTTTAATGCCATCTAAAACCATATAAGCAACTCGTTGTGTTATTAAAAAAGTTTTCCCGCTGCCAGCAGATGCAATAACTGCCATGCTTTTTGGATAATTTATAACAGGTAATTTTTGTTGTTCATTAAGCTTTTCTAAAATCTGTTCTTTAGTGTCCATTTTTTTAATCTCCTATAAAAAAATAAGGAGATTAAAAATCTCCTATTTCAAATTCAAAAATTGACCTGGGTCATCAGAAAGATAGAAATCATCTTTATCTGTATTAACTTCAGGTACACTATTAATTACTTGCATCACTTGGTCAACTGCTTGATGACATTCTTGTCCAATAAAACCTTGCAATGTTTCTACTTGAATATTTCCTTTTTTATCGATAATTACTTTGAATCTCTTTTCCATATGTATGGTATCCTTTCATAACTAAAATCGAGAAGTTCCTATTTACGCCCAACTTACCTTATATTAATATTTATATTAATATAAAATAGAGGTCGAGTAAATTTAATAGGCTATCCCCGTGTACCCCACGGTTCTTACATATATTTATATAGAACTTAAAATTCGTAATCCTTCATTTAGAATATTAATTGCAGCGTTTATATCTCTATCGTAATGCATACCACATTTAGGGCAATCGTATTCGCGAATTTCGAGATTTTTAATATTAGGATTTTTATAGCCGCAATTAGAACATAATTGGCTTGATGGATAAAAAGTATTTATTTTAGAAATTACTTTTCCATACCATCTAGCTTTATATTCTAGTTGTCTTACAAATTCTGATAATGAAACATCTTGAAAAGATTTAGCTAACTTATGATTTTTCATCATATTTCTAACTTTTAATGTTTCAATGCAAATAATATCATATTCTCTAACTAATCTAATAGATAATTTATGAAGAAAATCTAATCTTTGATTTTTTATTTTTTCTTGAAATCTAGCTACTTTAATTTTATATTTAAAATAATTATTATAAAATACAATTATATAAATAACAAGATTTAATTTTAATATAATATATATAAAAATATTTTTGGCTCTAAGGTGATTCTTAATAATTTAACAGATTCTGAATATTATAATGTGGTATATATTTATTACTGAATATGTGAACCACATATGTTATTCATTTGTAATTAAAATCACAAGTTTCTGCGCCATATATAATCGTCTCCTTGTTTTAGTTTTAACTTATAGCTATTAACCAATAGCCTTTTAACTTCTGGTACAATATATTTAATTACAGATTCTGCTAATTCTGATTCTTCATTTTTATAATTAAATAATAATGAAATATTTTCGCCAACATTAACTTTAAATGTCCATGTTAAAAATTCATTAGCACATTTAACACGATAAATTACATTATTGCCGTAGCATTCATAATTAACAGTAAAGTTTACATTTCTTAATATTGTACCACTACTACAATATCCTAACATAGTATGTAAAAAACATAACATGTCGGAACGTTTAGTAAAATACATTCGTAGTGTTTTCATTTTATATATCTCTCTTTATTTTGTCTATTAAAAATAAGGCGTATAGACTATTTAATTTTTCTATACGCCTTGTATTATTTTAATTAGAAGCAATATGCCATAATTTCAATTTCGCCTGCTTGGTTTTGCTCAGTAGATTCTACTAAATAACCAGATTGTTCGATTTGTTGAATAACGTTATGCTTTTGATATTGTTGAGCTAAATTATCAACGAAAGTTTTTTCTTTAAGACCTGTCATCCAGAAGTCACCAACGACTTTTAAATGACCTTCTTCATCGCCATTCATAATAATACCAAGACAATTATCAAAGAATGCAGCATCAACAGTATCACCATCGTTGCCATGACGCCATGTAATTTTGTTTACATTCCAGTCAAGTTCACAACCCAATTCACGCATAGCTTTATTTAATAATTCTTTATCCACATTTTTTAATACATCACATGTGTAACGACGATAACAAGACATAATAGTCCTCCTTTAAATTAAATAAAAATTTTTTTAATTATTGTTTGTAACAGTTATCCCAATCTTTAATTTTCCGATTTAATGCATCGAAATAACTATAACTAATATTATATTGTTCTGGCATTAATTCTAAAGATGTAATAGGTTCTCCATCTTCGACATCTTCTACACAAATAAATAAATCATTTTCTAAATTTTCAATACAGTCAACACCCTCATCATCATATACTTTTTGTACTACATGTACTAAGTCAGAGACGAATTCTGTTGGCAATTCCATATCAAATTTGTCTTCGATTAATCTTAAAATCCAATCGCAGGTGTAGAAAGTAACCTTATCGAATACTTCTACACCATTAATAGTACCCTTAAATTGTTGAATAATCTTACTCTTCATTATATCCCTCTTCTCTTTATAAATCAAGGTCTAAAACAGAACTACGACGCTTAGCTTCTTTAACTTCATCTTCAGAAACTTTACGAGCACGACCTTCACAATATTGGTCCAAGATAGCAATTTTTTCTTTAGAAGATTCTGCGATAGGAATTACTTCTTGAATAGCTCTTTTAATGTCTTCTAATACAATACTTTTATCTTCTTGTTCCATTGTGCGAATATAATTAATTCGTTTCAAGTTTTTAACCACTTGTTGAATTTCTGCACCAGTATATTTTTCTGTATGACGAACGGCATATTGTTTTAATGTATCATCTAACGTAACTTTACGTTTAGTTAAATGCACATCAAAAATAGCTTCGCGTTCAGTAGTAGTAGGTAATGCAAAATACCATTGTGCATCGATACGACCAGAACGTGTAAATTCTGGAGGCATAACAGAAATATCATTAGAAGTCATGATAACATAAATACCATTTTCATTATCGTTCATGAATTCCAATAATGCTTTCATTACTCTAGCTCCAACACCGCCATCAGTTTGCTGAGAACTTGCGCCCTAATGTGTTTAACACTAAGTTTTTTATCTTAGTCTCTGGAGGTTTCCCTCATTTGAATCGACCAGTTAATTCTGGTCCAGTATAGCATATCTTTTTACATATTTTTTCAAAGCAAATGTATCGCGGCCTCGTGGTAGGATTATATCTTTTCACCTACTATGCGTTGCGGCTGGCTATACTTTGTATAGCCTTCACCTCTGATTAGCATATGCATTTCTGCACTTAGCCTTCCAGTTTTTTTCCGCGAAAAGAGCTAATGAATTATTGCTTATCATCATTAGCAGGCAATAAATTAAATAATAAATTATCAGAATGTTTTTTCTGATGACATTTTCTACATAATGTTTGACCATTATTTATGTCATTAAATTTAGAAGATTCTATAATTTTATAAATATCATAATTATATTTTTTACAAATTACATTTAAAAATATTTTATGGTGAACATGCAAATCTTCTTTACTTCCACATTCTGTGCAAGTACTATTATCTCTTTCAAGACATTGCTTTCTCAATTCTTTATAAGATTTGCAATTTCTTAATGCGTTAGAGATTCCATGTTCTTCAAAATTTTCTCCAAGAAGTGCAAGATTTTGACATTCTTTTGAACAATATACAACATTTTGTCCACGCTTATTTTGTTTTCTGACATAATATTCAGGTTTTTCAAAATCTTTTCCACAATGTTTACATTTTATTGTTAACATATGCTTTTTCCAAATAGTCCTATTATCTGGATTTAATTTTGCACATTCTGGAGAACAAGTATATTTTGAATTTTCGTGCCATAATCTAGCTTGCATTAAAAATACTGTTCCGCAAACTGGACATGTAGTCTCTTTTCTTGTTTTACCCCATGCTTCTTGTTTACATTTTATTGAACAATATTTTATCTCATGACCTTTATGATTCATATTTCTAACTTGTCTACCTGTTCGTTGAAAAGTTTTTCCACAATTTTCACAAATGAAATCATGATATGTGATTTGTTTTGATTGTCTTCTATTTGCACAAGTTTTTGAACAATATTTTTTATTTGCAGATATATATGATTCAAATTCTTTGCCACATGTTAAACATTCTTTTATTGTTTTTTTATTCATTTTAGTACCATACTTTCTAATATTTTTTTAATTTCGTCTAAAATGAATATTGCTATTTTTTTATTATTTAATCAAGTTTACCTAACGCTTTCTCAATTTCGTCCATGAGGAACACACATGGAGCACACTTTTTAACAACTTCAAGTGCTTGAGCGATTTTTTGTTCAGATTGGCCTACCATTTTATCCATGATTTTATCCATAGATAATTTAATAAGTGGTACACCTAATTCGCCAGCGAATGCTTCTGCACTCATAGTTTTAGAAGTACCTGGGATACCTAAGAATAAAGCACCTTTTGGCATATCGAGACCAGCTTTTTGAGCTGCTGGACTCATAGCAATTTCTTGTTCATATAGCCAATTTTTTAAAATGGAACAACCACCGATATCAGACATTTTAACTTCTGGAATTTTATAATCCAATACACCAGATTTTTTAACGATATCGATTTTAGATTGTGCTAAATAGTCTGCTTTAATCGTTTTAAACTTAACGATAGATTCTTTACATAATTGAGCTACGTCTTTAATCGTTAAGCCAGAACAAGCTTTAGCAATTTTTTCTAATTCATCTAACGTAGGAATTTCAATTAAATCTTTTTTATCTTCTGGAGCTCTTTGCTTATATTTTTCTAATGTACGCATTGGTACGTTCGTAATGTAATTAAAAATATCTACAGAAGATGGCAAAGAATACTCAACTACTTTAAATAAATGTGCTACATCTCCATTAACTTGGTTAGGAGAAATAACGATGATTGGACTATAGGAAACAGATTTGCGACCTTCTTTTACGTCACGAATATATCGTGCTGTTTTTGGATTTTGAAACATAGGGTCTAAATCTTTTAAAATCCAGATGTTTTGTGTATTGGTATTTTCTTCATCGAAGCAGTCTGGAATGATACCTTTTTCAAATAATGCAGGTACTTCTCTTAATTCAATAATTGTTTTTGAATATACTGGACCTGTAATTAAATCTACTGGCGTAACGCCAGAAGTGTTAGTCCATTCTTTAATATTAACATTTTGATATTTAGGATTATCTACTAACATAGTTAGGAAATCATCTAAAAAATCTTGTTCTTCGATTGTTTGCACCCAAATACATTCTGTTTTAGCCGCTAACAAATCTCGGATTTCTGTTAAATCTCTCATTATTTTCCTTTCTTATAAGTTAATGTCTAAATCAAATATAATTGACCTTTTGTCTTCATTAATTTCTTTAAGTAAACGAATACCATATGCTTCAAAGGATTCATCTGCATCTTGTTGAACAACAACAAAATCTTTGAAGCGTTTACTTAAATTCACTGCACCAAGAACAAAAATATTAATACTTCTATCGTTATTCATTGGTTCGTTTACTTCTTTAATATTATCAATAATAATATGATGACTATCATCTACTAAAATTTTAACAACAATATTTTTTAAATCTTCTTTAGCTAAATAAATAGTTTTGACATTATTAAGTAGTTGAATACCATTGTTATCAAATACTACTTTATTAAATACATTAATAACTTGGTTATGTAATTCAATGATGCCAATACAATCTAATTCTAATCCAGTATGTAATACATTATCTTCTAAATACAAATCTTTAGAAACCTCTTTAGCTAATTCATGATAAATAGAATCGATAATTTCAAAATCTTCCATTTTGTCTTCTTTACCAGTCATATGTTCTAGCATTAATTCTGCTAACGGTTTCTTTTGAATAGATTTAGAATATTTGTATTTTTCTAAAGAAGCAGTAAATGTTATATTATCTGATTCATTAAATGCTTTAATTTCAATATAATTATCGAAAAACTTTTCGTTAGATTCTGCTCTTTGTAAATAACTCATTGGTGCAATACGATGAATTGTAATTCTTTTTCTTTTTAATGCATCAAATGTTGCATCTTCAATATATACAGTATCTGCCCCAACTTGCTTTTCCCCGTAGTTCATAATATCCTTTCTTATTTTTTCATATGAAATACCAAGTTGTCTTTCTCATCTAATGAAATACCTTTTAAAATTCCAGCAGGCATTCCAATTTCATTCTTACAATCATATACAACTTGATTTCCAGAACCAATTACGTTCGTAAAGCCATCTTTGATATCATGACTAAACTGATGCAATTCTTTTTTATATTCTCCATCTATAATAATGTCACAGACATCGAATAATAATTCTAACCCCATATCGTAAATATCATTAATTGTATAGTGTGTGATAATAATAATATGATGACCTAATGATTTAAGCCGCTCACATACTTCAATTAACGGCCATGCTTGGTCTAATGGTTCTCCTCCTACAAAAGTTACATATTTACTTCCAAATTTATGAATTTGATATGCAACTTCTGTACAAGAAGAAAGAGCTGTGTAAACATCTTGTTGCCACAGCTCTGGATTAAAACAGCTAGGACATGGTGTTCCTTCTCTAGCAATTCTACAGCCAGCGAGAAACACTTCTGTCCTAATATTATTAAATGGAGATGGACCAGAAGCATCAGATTCCCACTTTACGTCGTAAATCTTTAATTTGTCCATCTTAATTCCTTTTATTTAATATAAGAGTGACCATCGTCGTCAATAGTTACGACAATAGCACCACAATTTTTACAGATATATTCTGTTTTTTTATTAATAGATTGATATGTATTGTGTTTATTATTAATTAATTGAGTGATTTCTCTTTTAATTAATTCACTACAATTACAATCTTTACATCTAATTAAATTTAAATCTTCGGCAAATAATAAAGCCATTTTATTCTGCCCCCTGAGTTTTAATTAAATTTTCAATATATTCAACGAATTCTTTTAAAGACTCAGGTTTAATTAATAAAATAGATTTAACATTGCCACCAGTAAATTCCGCAACAAGACCATTTAATTCTTCATCAGATACTTCATATTCTTCTTGGAATTTTTGAATATAAGCCCATTCAGTTTTATATTGATTAATGGTTGCATCGTCCCAAGGACTTTGTTCTTCCATATTCAAGAACTCTTGTTCTTCTTCAGTAAGATATAAGTCTGAACCAATACCAAACATAGATGCTGCTTTTTTAAGTGCATCTGTGGAAGCTACTTTATACAAGTTTTGATTATCTTGTGGGCCTACTTTAAGAATGGCAACTTTAGAGCCATAAGCTTGTTTAGACAAAGGTATAATATTACCGTTGTCATCTGTAACCATTGCTGTTAATGTACCAAGCACATGACATACTTGACCAGGCTTAGGTCCTTCTACATTTTCAAGCCAAGCTTTATTTACTTTCCAATCCCAACAATAACCAAAAGCAGTATTTAATTTTCTTATAACAGCATAACCTGTAATATAAGATAATGTTGTACCACCTTGTTGACGCTTACGAATTAACGTAGGGTCAGTTGGTTGGCTGAGGAGGTTTTGAAGCTCCTCAGAAATTTTAATCGATTTAATCATCTATTTTTTCCCTTAACCATTAACTAATTGCATTTCAGTTTTAATAGCGGATGCCATTGTAATGCAAATATCAGATTTGTATTTAATCATTTTCATGATTTCGTTAAGACTATTATACCGCATTTGCACAGCATTAATCAAAGAAATATAGTTAATTTCTTGACCATTAATTTTAGCTTTCATTAATGCTAATGTACCAGTACGTTTACGTTCTTCAGAATTGGAACCAGTAGAATTAGCAATTTTAAATGCTGTAGCAGAACCAAAATCTTTATTCACTAAAGAATCATAGATTTTCTTTTGCTCTAAATAATGAGGCATTACTTCATCATTCAATGCACATAAATCAGCTAAAGTAAATTTTAAAGTGCCAGGGTTCATGTCTGCTTCGATACGAATATTTGTTACTTTATCCAAGAAATATTTTTCTTTTTCTTGCCATTCTGTATCAATAAAATAATTTAAATATTCAGCTGTTGCAGTATCTACATCAAGTTTTTCACCTAATACATCAATAGAAACGTAAGAAATTTGTTCTACCGATTCATGCTTTTTAGCAGATTTTTTTTTAGGTTTATCTTCTTTTTCTTGTTCTGCAATATCTTCTTCAATAGCAGAAAGAATTTCTGGAGTAGGTTCTGGTTTAGAATCTTCTTCTTCGTTAAATTCCTCTACATCTTCTTCTTTATGTTTACGAGGACGACCACGACGTTTAGGTTTTTCCTCTACTCCTTCTTCTCCAGTAGTTTCTTCTGTAGTTTTGGATTCTTCTTTAACTGTTTCTTCAGTTTCTTCAGATGCAGTGTTTTCGGCAATGATTTCATTTTCGTTCTCCTTTTCTTCTGATACTACTGGTTGCATAGTTGTATAATCTTTATCTTCAGAAGGTGTATTATCCGCTACAGGTTCAGGCTCCACTTCAACAGATGTTTCTTTTGGAGTAGATTCTTCTGTGACTTCCGTTGGTTCTTCCTTTGCATCAGCAACAGATACTGTTGTTTCTTCTTGTTTTTGTTCTTGCGTTTCTTCAGAACTGGGTTGTTTAGCTTCAACGATTTCTTCTAATGTTTTAGGAGCCTCTGCTTTTTGTTGAGCTGCTTCCATTTCTGCACGTTTTTGACGCAATTTTTCCATTAAAGACATAGTATTATTTCCTTTCTTATTTGTCTAATATAATATTGCCACCATATATTTCTTGGCAATATTCAAATGCTTTTTTTAATCCATTACAAAAATCTAATTCATCTTCATCACAAAGTTCTTCATCTTTAATTTCTCTTTGCTGTAGTAAAAATGTAGGAGATTGTAATGCGATAGCATCAATAGTATTAATTTTAAATATTTGATTCTTATTTTTATTAAAAGGCTCATCTTTGAATAAATTATATACAGATGCTCCTAAACAGATAATTAAATTAGGATTAATCGTTTCTATTAAGTTATCCAAAAATAATTTGCAACCATCTCGTTCACTAATATTAAATGGTCTAAATATTTTTTCGCCTTTTAATTCTATTTGAGTTAAACAATTAACTGCATTTACCCAAAAAATCTGATTCGTATTAATATGATATTCTTCGAATAACGTATTAAAAATTTCCATTTCTTGCGTACCTTCAAATGGATATACAATATCTTTATTTAATTGTAATTGGGATTGTAATACCTGTTCTCCGATAATCATAATAGATGCATCATTATTGCCAAAAGGAATTGATTTAAAACCAGTAAAGCGATTAGGACAATATTCACACTCAGTAATATATTGTTCAATTTTATTTCGCATCATTGGTTTTACTAATTCTTTAACATATGCTAACGGATTAGGTGGATTTTCCTCATGAATTAATTGTAATATTTTTTCTTCATTCATGGCCAATCCTCTTCTTTTACTAATTCTTTAGCTAATGCTAATTCAGCTCTTAATTCATTGATTTTAGCATTTAATACATCTTGATGCTTAAGAAGAATTTCTTTATCCTTTTCAAGAACTTTTTTAGAACGTCTATCTTCAACCATAGTTTTTACCATGGACATAATTTGTTCTTGCTCTGTAATAACATATACTTGTGGGTCAGTTTCAAAAAAAGAGAATTTCAAATAATAGAAATCCATATTTTCTGCTAATGCTTCTCTTTTTAATTTAGATAACCACTTTTCTTGAATCGTAAATGTTTTTTTACCAGGAGCTTGCTCAACAGTTCTTGTTTTTAATTCTTCCATAACATTAATAAGCCCACGAATTTGTTCATCGCCTTTCTCTATAACAGTAGCACCACTATTAAGAGTCATTGAGCTTCGAATGTCATCTTTTAATAACTTAGAATTAGCAACATGATTTTTGTATTCAAAACCAGAACCTTGTCGTTTATCTTGTTTTTGTTGTCGTTTATTAAGGCCCTTTTTTATTTTAACTTCTTTTTCCTCAAATAATTGACCATCTATTAAACAACCAAAACATTTGGCAGTTCCAATATGTTTACAATTCTCATGTCCCCATTCACATTCTGACAAATAATACCTCTCTTTCTACGAAATATATAATAAAAAGTATGCCAAGGAATTGGCATACCAATATTATACAAGGCTCGCAAAAGAATTATTAAGATAACTAAGCAGGGTATAATATACTATACCCTGCTTTAATTATATCATTGTTTAGCTTCTTTATCAGCTTTTTTCTTTTTAGTTTTTTTAAGACTATTTTTTAATTTTTCTTGAGCTTTTACTTCTTCAGGAATTGTTTCTTCAATAGCTTTAGATTCTTCTTCAATTTCTTTAATCTCTTCTTGAGATAATTCTTTTACAGAAGCAGAACCATCAAACAAAGACTTAAATTTTATCCATTTATCTGGATTATTATGGAAAAATTCTTTCATCGCAGCACGACCATTGAATTTTTCAATCACTTCGCCATTGCCATCAAGCCAATTAATCCACGCACCACGTTGTACTAATACACCAGAATTAAATGCCTCTTCAATAACTTCGAGCATCTGGTCAATACCTTTACCGAAAATAGCATAATAATCTACCTGTACATATGGATTACGATTAGAAATAGTATGATTCTTTTTAATAGCTACATGAATCTTTAATCCTTCTTCTTTAGTAATTGGGTCTCCAGGGCCAATAGCTCGCTTTCTCATATCTAAAGTTAAAGAGGACCAGTACTGAATAGCCGCTCCGCCTGATATGACCATAGGCAAAATATGTGTATATTTCTATACAGAATATTAAATATTCTTATATTTTAGACTATCTCTTCATCTATTAAAGATGCCTTGCACTTCGAAATTTTGGAATTTCACCAAAAAATCTACTCTACTCACTTCCACATTAAGAATGCGTGTTTTCGATAGTCGTTACACCTTCCTTTTATTTAAAAGGCTTGGCACGGTATTACCTTATCTATCGCCTAAATAGACTTAGGGTCACTTACTCATAAACTAATCACTTAGTTCTGAACCGTTAGCCTGATTTTCATCAGACACCTCCATTTCGGAGTTCACAAGGTTACGAGACCGTATTTAATCTCGACTCATACTTCCAATATCTGTAGTTAAATGGGATACAATAATAAAAGCTATATTGTGTTTAGCCACTAATGCTGTAAATTTACGAGACATTTTAGCATTTTGACGAGCAGCTAAAGCTACCTGTACTTCAGTTAGAGATGCTTCATTTTCTTTTTGAGGAATTAAAGCTTTCAAAGAATTAATCGCTACTAAATCTACACTATCTGATTCAATAATAGTTTGAACCATATCTAGCGTAGCTTCAGAACCAATTTCTGGGTCAAATGGAACAAAAATTAATCGATTAGGGTCTACACCAAAAGTATCAACAATATATTCTTTATCAATAGAATGTTCTGACTCGACCCAAAGTGCCGTGAAGCTTGGTTCGACTGCCATAATTTTACTAATCGACTCCAAAATCAAAGTTGTTTTCGTTTACACCCTCGGTTTCCCGATATTTATTAGGGGACTAGACTATATCTTTACCTTAAATTGAAGGTATCCTCCATATAGTCGTTGAACCTTCTCTTGTGAGCTTGGCTGCTGATTATCAATTATAAAGTACTTAGGATTTAACCATATACCATCTTAATATTTTTTTCTACTTTCGTAACATTCACGCTCATATCATTTAATATGATATCACGTTGTAGTATATTAAGCTTTACGACTTTCCAGCAATTTGAAGGAATATCAATGCTCATTTCTGAACATTGAGGCTATTTTTATTATTGACAAATTTTTTATATTTTCTATGAAGATAAATAGTTGCATCTTTATAAAGATAATCAAAAATTTTATTTAAATCTTTTTTACTAGCATGTGACCATCTATGTCCTTGACCATCCATACTAAAGTATCCTGCTTTTGAGATATCTGTATTATCTCTAAGCTTTTTGATATACTTATCTAAAAATTCTTTAGTACTATTTAACATAAATTTATTATCAAAAATACTTCCATTTCCATCAAAATATCCACGCATAAAATGGTGAATCAATTTATTTGGAACTTGTTTTTTTGTTGGAAATTTAATTATCAATGATTTTTTTTGCATACATCCAAGTTTTTTTAAATCTTGACTTATTTCTTTTGAATATAAAGTTAACCTATTACATGGAAATATCTTTCCATTTAAACTAACTTCTTTATATTTTATATCATACACTGTTTTACAATCTTTTTTTAATTCTTCAAGAATATATTTATCTTCATGTTTTAAAGTTATTTCAACTTGATAAAGTTTTTCATTATTATATCCATCGGCGTACAAAAAACCTAGCCAGTAAGCTTTGTGTTCATCATCAATTACTTTAAAATAATTATGATTAATATTATTATAATAATTTTTATGACTACCAAATGGTCTTAATTTAACTTGTTTTATTTTTAAAATTGACATAATTCTATTTTGTCCAATTCCAGTTATTTTAGATAATTCTTTAATCGAATGGTTATTGTAATTATCTATTAAAAATTTTATAGTTTTTTCATCTGGCATTGTTACATGACTATATAGACCATTATCAATTAATATATCTGATACTTGTCCAAAAGTTAAATTAAGTTCTCTAGCTATTTTTTTATATCCTACTTTTTGTTTTCTTAATGAAATAACTTTATCTATAATTTCTTTATTCATGTGATACCTCTTATACTAATTTAATATATTTTATATAGTATAATTTACCACTATCATATTTACTTGTCAAATAATATTTGTATAACCCGAATCGCTTTTGCCAGTGATTAATGTACATCTCTTTCGAGGAAACCCACCACCAATGGCATTATTTAATGCAATAGATGGAGTAGGAATTCGACCAATAGTAATTTGATTAATAATGTCTTCGCTAATACCCATACGACCGACTACAGTCTTATTATATTTTTTATTAATTTTAGCTGTAATCGCATCAATTGTTGCTAATTTATCAGCTAATGTTTTTGCTTCACTCATGATTAATTTCCTCTTTAATATTGTCTACTAAATTTTGTAAAAATTGAATATTGCTTTCATACTGTTTAACTTGTGCATACGTATCTACATTTTTAATAGCTTTGATTTGCGACAATCTTTCTTCTAGTAAAAATATAGTTGCTCTAAAGATTGGTTTTAAGATAAATAAATTTCGTTCATGTTTATTTTTATCTACAGAAATTTCTAAGCAAATTTCACATAAGTCACCAATTCCTTTTTGAAGAGCATTATCTCCTTGAAGAGGAGAATCATCAGAAGCTAAACCAAGGTATTGAATAAAACCTTGTTTAATCATTTCATTCATTGGCTTCTTCCTCCTCTTCTTTGGGACCAACAGTAATGGCATTAACATAATCATCGTCGTCGAAACGAATCATTTTAACGCCTTGTCCAGTGCGTTTCTTTAATGGAATATCTTCGGCTCTTAATTTAATGATTTTACCATTTACTGTAATAATATAAATTGTATTTTCATCTTCAATAGGAGCACCACCAACAATAGTGCCAGATTTCTCATTAACTTTATAACAACGAGAGCCCTTAACATTACGATTTGTAATTCTGAAGTCTTCGATATTACATACTTTACCAATACCATTTTTAGTAACGATAGCAATTTGACCATCTTTTTTTACATGAAGAGAAGAAACAACAATATCATTATCATTTAATTTAACAGTATTCACGCCACCAGAATTTCTTGATTGCATATTAACAGATGAAGCTTTTAAGTGAATTAACATACCTTGTTCTGTGATAAAAGCTAAATCTTGATTTAAATCTTTTACAATAGAACATTCAACTAATTCATCTTCATCTCTTAATTTAATAGCACGATACGCTCTAGCTCGTGTAGGCAAATCTTTAGTAGAGGTAATTTTAGCACGACCTTTTTTAGTTACGAATAAAACCATTAAGTCTTCTTTATCTGTATACGATAATACATTAACAATTTTTTCTCCTTCTTGAAGAGGAATATAATTATTAATATATTTACCTAATGCATTTTTAGAGACTACAGGAATTTTATAAGCAGGCAATAATAAAAATCTACCTGTATTAGTCGCAAAAATTAAATCGTCATGAGTTTGCATAGAATATAATTGCGTTACAAAATCATCTTCACGAGTATTGGCATTAACACCTTTACCACCACGATTTTGTGCAGAATATTCATTTGCCTTTACAGCTTTAATCATATTGTTATGAGTAATGGCTATAACTACATCTTCATTTTTAATGAAGTCACGTTGGTCAATGTTTTCATCAACATAATCTACAATAGCTGTTTTACGTTCATCTTTTTCAAATTGTTTTGCAACTTGTTGAATTTCAGAACGTGTGTATTTAATTAATTCCATTTCATTATGAAGAATATTGGATAAGAAATTCATCTTAGTATTTAATTCTTCATATTCTTCATTATATTTTTGAATGGATTCTTCATTCAAAGTATATAATCTTAAATTAGCAACTGCCTTTGCTTGTTTATCATCAAAAGCATATCGTTCTTTTAAAGACTCTACAGATTCATTTAATGAAGTAGCATTAGATACTAATTCAATAGTTACATTTTTAGTTTCGAGAGCTTTAGTAATAGCTTCAACAATATGGAAACGCTCATCTAATTTATTATAATCATATTGACATCTATTCTGAATGACTTCAATGGCGTGTTCAATGAATGCTTCTAATAATTCTAATAAAGTTAAATTAACTTTTGGTTTTCCATCTTGTAAAGCTACATGTCGCATACTAACATTAGATTGCATATCTGTATATTTAAAAATATTTTTAATAATCCAATCCACATTAGCTGTCTTTTTGCATTCAATTACAATTCGAACGCCGTCCATATTAGACTCGTCACGAATTTCTGTAACGTCTGCAAGTTTTTCTTTACTTAGCTCAACTATTTTAGTAACAGTATTCTTTTTGCAAATACCCCAAGGGATTTCATCGAATACAATTAAGATTTTATTCTTTTTGTCTTCTGTATGATATTTTCCTCGAAGTATTACTTTACCATGACCTTCTTTATATGCTTTTATAGCATCGGCATAGCCTAAAATTTCGCCACCAGTCGGAAAATCTGGTGCCTTAATAATATTAATCACTTCATCAATAGAAGTTTCTTTTTCTTCTAGTAAATTTTTAAAGATGACATCAATAGCTTGATATACATCTTTTACGTTATGAGGTAAGAAAGATGATGTTAAACCAACTGCAATCCCTGTTGTAGGATTAGCTAACAATGCTGGGAACAATGTAGGTAATACTTCTGGCTCATATTCAGTCTCATCATAATTCAACTTCATGGGCACAGTATTCTTATCTACATCCTTTAACATAATGTCCCCAACCCTACTTAGACGGCACTCAGTATAGCGTTGAGCTGCGCTAGGGTCACGGTCTAAACTACCAAAATTACCTTTACCATCTACTAATGGATAACGTAAATTAAAATTTTGTGCTAGGTTTACCATCGCGTCATAAACAGACGAATCCTGTTTGTTATTATCGCCAAGTTTTTTATCTTGGCCTCTGGAGGTTTCCCTCATTTTCATCGGTTAGTCTTTTCTAACCCAGCATAGCATATCTTTTTATGCATTAATATTTTATTAAAACAAAATACTCCATAAGCACAGAGCGGCCTCGTGGGCAAATTATATTCTTACAATAAGTAAGGTTCATTGCCTATGCGTTGCGCCTGACTAATTTTTTAATTTTAGCCTTCGGTCTCGGATTAGGATATTAAACCCTCCCCGTTTAATTCCGCTCTCATAATCCATACCTTATATTATGGTTTTAGTATGGACGGTTTATTTTTTCTTATTCAATAAATGTAAAGATTCTATTCTTGCTCTTTTATATTTTCTATCTAAATAAATATTTTTATCAATATTAGCTGGATATAAATAACGAATAATATTTAATCTATTTACAGCAAAATGTACTCTATATGTATTTGTATGAAAAAATATTTTAGTATGAGACGCACCACATTCTTCAATTAATGTCTCTTGAACAAATTTACATACTTCATATGAACCACATAAGTCTAATCGGTTTTTATATATCCCACCATCTGAATCAAATAATCCACGAATAAAATCTGGAAGAAATTTTTTATCAATATCAGGAATTTGTTTTCTATTTTCTTTTTTAAAAACACCTAATTTTTGTAAATCAGAAACAATTTGTTTTCCAGTTAATTCTATTTTTACTAACTTATTTCCAGTTATATTGTGATATTCTATTTTTACTGGATTTTCTGCTTGGATACACTTTTTAAATTTATATAAATGTGATTCGTCAATACCGCCTAATTTTATTGCTAATAAATTTCTGCCTTCGTGAATATATCCATCACCAAAAATAAAACCCAACCAATAGGCTTTATCATGGTCATCAATTTCATTAAAATAATATTCGTTATAAATATATTTATTATTAGAAAAATTTTTAATATTAAATGTTTCTTCCAATCTCCGAGAAACAGTTTGATTACTAACATTAAATTTTTTAGCAATTTGGGCTATTGTATTTTTTTCTTTAGAGAATAATCTATACATTTCTTTTATTTGTTCTTCAGTAAGTTGAATTTTTGCTGGCATTTTATGCCTCCTTTTTATAGTAATTATTTTTTAAATTATAATTATTATAAAATATTTTTTCTATCTCATTTGATAAAAAAGTTCCTTCGGAATGCCTATCAGTTAATACTCCTGTATCGTATAAAGAATTTATTTTATGTACTTCTATTACCCAATATTTTTTTGTTTCTTTTCCAAACCAACCTTTATTTTCAATCAAATACTTAAAATCTATTCTAAATCTTTCTTCACTAGGAACATCAAAATAAAAAATTTTAATACTAGCTTTTGTAATATCCATATCATCTCCATAAGGATAAATTTCTAAACTATCTATAACTTTTGAAGAACATTTAGTTAGTGGTGCTTCAAAATATTCATTTTTAGGAGATGGAAACCTATTTTTATAAATTGGTAGACTATCAAAAACATACTTCCCATTTTCTTTTTTTAAGTCCATTTTTTGAGCTTTTATAATATTTTCACACTTAATTTTTGATCCCCTCCTAATTAATTTTTCTTCCTCTTAATCTTTTTATTTCTTCAAACATCCAAAAATTAGTTTCAGTTTCTTTAAACTCTAACTCCTCTACTACATCATCACTAGGAAATAGAAGCCAGCTAGCAAATAAATTAGCTTCATCTTCAATTTTATTTCTCCTTAGTATTTTTGTATTATCAATTAAAAATTGTATCCTATTAGAAGAATGTAAAATAGCATGTCCAAGTTCGTGAGCACAAACTAACTTTTGGTCAAATTCACTTAGTTCACTATTAATGAATATGTATTTTCTTCTTAATATTTTCTTAAAAAA